GACCGCGCCACCCGGGCCGGGAACCTCGATGCTGTCCAGGCCATCAAGGCGGAGGCGGAGACCTGCGCCGCCGACGAGGGGCAGGCGAAAAGCCCCGCGCACCTCCTGGCCATCAAGAGGTTCACGGCCGAGCGGGACGCCGCGGTGAGGAAGTACGAGGCGGGCCTCGACGCCCTGGCGGCCGGCGCCGTCCGGCGGAAGGAGATCGAGACGGCCGAGAGGCTGCGGCAGATCCGCGACGAGCTGCGGCTCGACGTGTCGCGGGCCGTGAGGGAGGACGGGTTCTACAGGCTGCCGCCCCGGGCGACGATTTCAACGCGGGAGGCCTTCGCGGGCCCCATCGAGGTCCGGGCGATCGCGCGGACGGACGGGACCAACCTCCGCCTACACGCCTACCAATCGGCGCGCGTGATCCTGAATTGGGAGAGCAAGCTGGACGAGCTGCGCGTCCACCGACCGGAGAACGTGGACCCGGAGCGGGCGAGCGTCGCGACGGCCAAGGTCACGCCGCTACGCCCTGGCGTGTGGTACGCCCTGACCTGGCGCATCGACGGAGACGGGATGACGGTATCGGTTGACGGGAAGCGCGTTTTCGAGGAGCGGGGCAAGTATGACCTGTCGGCCTCCCGGCCCGTGATGATAAGCGGGGGGATGCCGCCCGGGCCCGCGTCGATCGTGGACGTGAAGGCCCTTTCCGTGTCGAGGCTGGCACGGTAGACGGGGCTTTCGCTAACTTCTGTTGGCGTCATTCGGGAGGAGGCACCCCATGACGGCATCAACCGCGCTTGCGATCGTGTCCCCGGCCGCCGTGCCGGAGATCGTCCCGGGCTGGGCCGCGCGCGCGAGGCCGGCGAGCTGGGCGGGACTTGAAGCCGCCTGGCTCGAGGAGCTGCGGCAGAGGACCGGGAGCGTCCGGACCCCCGGGGAGTACCGGCGCCACGTCCGGCGGTTCCTGGACGAGCACGGCCTGGCGGGGGATCCCGCCCGGGCGGGGATGCCGGCCGCCCACAGCTTCGGCTACAGCGTCGGCCCCTCCGGGAAGACGCCGTCCCCCGCGACGATCTTGGTACGCCTGGCGGCCGTCCGGAGCTTCTACGATTTCGCGAGGCGCGCCGGCCTGGTCACGTCGAACCCGGCAGACGACGTCCGGCGCCCCCGGGCCTCGCCCCCCGTCCCCCGCGGGCTCGACGCCGAGGAGGTCATGCGCCTCCTGCGGGCGGTCCCGCGGACGCTGGTAGGGCAACGGGACAGGGCGATCGTGCTCCTGTGCGTGCTCATGGGCCTCCGGCGATCGGAGGTCATGGGGATTCGCGCCGGCGACATCCACCAGAACGGCCGGCCCGTCCTGTCATGGAGGGCGAAGGGGGGCAAGATGCGGATGCGGGAGATCCCCGAGCCGGCAGCCGCGGCCTTGCGCGCGTACCTGGAGGCGGACGGCGTCCCCCTCGGGAAGCTGCCAGCGGAGGCGAGGCTGTTCAAGGTCTCCGTCCAGGGCGTCTACTCGAACATGAAGCGGTACGCGCGGAAGGCCAAGATCCCGGACTTCTCGCCGCACGTCCTCCGGCACACCTGCGCGAAGCTGCGGAGGGATGCCGGCGCGACGCTCGAGGACGTCCAGGCCCAGCTCGGGCACGCTTCGCTTTCGACCACGTCGAGGTACCTGGCGCGCCTCGAAGGGGAGGAGGATCGGGGCTGGGCGGGAGTGGCGGAGGCGATCGGGGTGGCGAAGGCGAAACCCATTCAGGAGGAGAGACCATGACAACGAAAGCGATCGTCCGGAAGGTGGTCGACGTGGTACCGGGGCAATCAAACGGCGCGAACGGGAAGGCCGCCGACTGGAAGCAGTGGTCCTTGAAGCGGGAGAGGTACTTGACCCCCGAGGAGGTCGAGAAGCTGCTCGACGCGGCGCGCCGGATGCCTGACCCGCGAATCTGGATGCTGTGCTATGTGACCGCGAACACGGGAGGGCGGACGGCCGAGGTCCTGAACATGAAGGCCGGAGACATCCACCCCACGGAGCCGATCGTCCAGCTCGTGACGATGAAGCGGCACGGGCGCCCGATCCGGGAGCTTCGCCTCCCGGACAACGTCGCCGAAACGATCCGGGAGTGGACCCGCCGGTACCGGATGCAGCCGGGCGACTACCTCTTCCAGGGCCGACAGTCTCGTGGGCGCCCGCTCTCCAAGAATCGCGCAGCCCAGCTCTTTACCCTGGTCGCGGCCTCTGCGGGCCTCAAGGTCTGGAGTGCGCCGGGCAGGAAGGGGAACGGCCTGCACGCCCTCCGCCACGCGAACGCGCTCGCCTGGATGGACAAGCTCCAGAAGATCCCGGGCAAATCGCCGCTCGACATGCTGTTGACAATCGGCCAAAGGCTCGGCCACAGTTCCCTGCGCTCCACGCTGACGTACCTTCACCCGAGCCAGGATGCGGAATCCGTCTCCGCCGTGGGGGAGTTCGGAAAGCGGAAGGGCCCGGAGCGGTTGCCGGCCCCACCCCCGCCCCCGCCGGCCAGGCCGCCGGAGCCGCGGGCGATCATCCCCGCCGAGCTGCGCGCCGAGGCCGCCCGGCCGGAGCGCCTGCCGGCGGAGGTCCGGGAGGTCTTCGCCGCGGTCGCCGATGCCTTCGGTCTCGACGTCACCGACCTCTCGTCGACGAAGCAGACGCGGCGCCTCTCGGTCGCGCGGGGTGTCGCCTCCTTCGCGGTCGTCGAGATCCTCGGCCCGCACTACACCGCGACGGAGGCGGGGCAGTTCTTGGACAAGGACCACTCGACGATCCTGGGCGCCGTGAAGCGGATCCGCGAGCTGCTCAAGGCTCGGGACCAGCTCGTAACGATGGCCGTGGGGAAGGTCCGGGATGTCATCGAGGAAATACGGGAGGCGAGTGCGCGCCGGAAGGACCGCCGGCCGCTCCAGCCCGCCGGCGCGAATTGCGCTATTGTCCCTTAGTACGCCGCCCCCGGGCGCCTGGCGGGGGCGAGAATTCGCAAGAATGCCTTGACTAATACAAGCAATACGTGTATATTTAAGGGTGAAGGGAGACCCGTATGAGCAAGCCCGAGAAGACCGAGACGATCGTGACAACGGTGCGGCTGAGCCCCGAGACGCTTCAAGCCCTGCGCGTCTATGCGGTCTCCGTGCGGCAGACACAGGGCGACGCGGTGACGGCGGCCTTGAAGTCGTACATCCGCGAGAACCCGGCGCCGAAGGTCGGATTCTGAGGGGACGCGCCATGATGAACCGCCAAGAACTGACCGCCCTGGGGACCCGCGAGGCGACAGAGACCGCGGCCGAGCTCCTGCGCCTCGCCGACGCCATCTATCCGGCGCAGACCCGCTACCTCCCCGACGTCGATCTAGACCTCGCCGCGCGCACCGTCGAGAACTTAAATTTAGAGATGAACGCGATCGCCGGCGAGGCGTTCGCGGCATACGATGCAGCGTGCGAGGCCGGCGACGAGCGGGGCGCCCTGAAGACGTACAGGCACCAGTGCCGCAAGGCCGCCGCCCGGGCCGTCCGGACGATCGCGCCCTGCACGAGCGGGGCGGAGCGGTTGATGGGGGATCGCCCGGAAAGAAAACTGTGCGTCTCCGCGGATCGCATTTGACACGCCGTGGGAGTACGTCATCATTACGAACGGGTAGCAGGGTAGCTCCCTGCGAACGGCCCCGGGGCGACGGTGGAGCACTCCCCACCCGACCCCCGGGGCTGGCCCTCCTCGAAAGGAGTGCGCCACGATGAGCACGACGAAGACGCCCCCGCCGGATCCGGTCAAGACCTCCCCCCGCATCGAGGCCAACCGGATCGCCCGGGAGGCTCGCGAAGTTCGAGAGGCCGCACTCCGCGCCCAGGCCGTCGAGGTTGCGGAGATCGCCGTTGCCGACATCACGGACGCCGGCCTCAAGAATCCCCTGGCCGTGTCCATCGTCGCAATCATGCGGTGCAAAGAGAATCTCCAGTTTATACCCATGATCCTGCGCCATCGTGGCGACCCCCTCGAGGCCCGGAAGCAATTGTGCTTCAACGTCGAGTCGTGCATCCGGCACGGCCTACTGGACGAGAGGAAGCGCGCCCGGGACTGCCTGCGGATGCTGGCCGCCGCCGGCGCCGGCGAGGCACCCAAGAGAATCCTACGCGATGCGATCCAGAGAGGGATATTCCCGGAGGGGACGACGCTGGAGGAGATCCGGAAGGCGAAGGCCGAGAAGGGCAATAAATTTGAATCCAAAAAAGAAGCCGTAGAGGAAGCCACCAGGTTGCTGTTGGGGGATACCAACGGGAAGTTGAAGGTGAGGAAGGTTGCCAAACTGGTAGGCGTGGTCCCATCGACGCTTTATCGGGATGACCACTGCGGGAAGGTCATCAAGGCCCGTCATCGCCCCGCGCGCCGCAACAAACGAGACATTCCCTCGGAGGCCGAAGCCGAATAATTGCGCCCGCATTGCGCAACACTTCCCGCAACACTCCCAAGAATTATCATTTTTTAACTACCGCCCACCACACGGTTTAGCGATCCCCCCCTCTCGTTTCCCTGCAACACTTTGCCCCAGATTGTATTTGGGGGAGAAAGTCGTGGACTCTCTGGCACCAAGCCAACACCGGACGCTCGGGCAGGTCGCGCGGGAACTCGGCACGACGTTGCGCAAGATCGACCGCCTCGCCGAAAAATACGCTGATCGGCTGCCTCGTCCCGAGAGGGTCGGAATCCTCCGCGTTTACCCCGTCGAGGCCGTCGAACTGTTCCGGGAGTTGTGGGCTGGAGACCGGATGGGGGTCCGAGAGCCGCTCCCGCTCTACCATGCCCCGGTCCCGGCGCCCTCGACTGCCCCCGCATCCGCTGCCCCACCGTCGGAGGCGGGGGCAGTTCCGATCGGGCCGTTGATCCGGAAGGCCGTCGATGACGCGATCGAGAAGGCCGTCGAGCGTCGACGACGGGAGGAGGCTGGTCTGTGACGAGTTGGATCCCGCCGATCGCGCCGTCAACGTGGCTTCGGCTCGGGAAACTCCGAAGCTGGATTGCGATTCTCGTATACGTCCACATCGCCGAGAGGACGGACAACGTGACAGGTCGATGCACATCCGCGAGACGTGAGGACCTGGCCGGGATCCTCGAGGTCACGCCCCGGGCCGTCCAGAATGCCCTCGTGCAACTGGCGGACGCCGGGCTACTCCGGCGCGTCGCCGGCGGCTTCCGGGGGACCACGTCCGAGTACCGGGTCTCCGGGCTGAAATTGGGAGAACGCCCGTTCTCCCAATCCTCGGAAAGGGAGAACGGCGGTTCTCCCAATAGGCCGAAAGGGAGAACGGCGACGACCGAAAGGGAGAACGGCGGTTCTCCCCAATCAACTGTATTCAGCTCTACAACAGACCAACTACCAGCGCCGGGGGGTGTCGGGAAGACCTCCGCCAACGGTGACGCCTTCGCCGCCTTCTGGACCGCCTACCCCCGGAAGGTCGGGAAGCCGGCGGCCCTGCGCGCCTGGAACGCGACCCGGTCCGCCCGCCCCCCGATCGAGCAGCTCCTCGCCATCCTGGACGGGCACCGTCGTCTGCCTCAATGGGTAAAGGACGCCGGCCAGTACGTCCCGCACCCGAGCACCTGGCTCAATCAGCACCGTTGGGCGGACGAGGTCGAGATTCCCGCGCCCGCTCCGGATCCGGAATACCACGAAGCCCGACCCGCGAGGACCTCGTCGCCTGAGCTGCGCTCGGCGATCGCCGCGGGGGTCGCGAAGTGCTCGCTGGGAGAAAAAGCATGAACCCCTTGCCGTGGAACGAAGAGGCCGAACGCGCGACCCTCGGCGCCATGATCCGGGACAACCGGATAATCTCGTCGATCAAGCGGATCCTGAAACCGGAAGACTTCTACAGCGACCGGAACCGGGAGACCTGCTCCGCCATCTACGCGATGGACGACGAGGGGAAGCCCGTCGACCTGACGCTCCTGGTCGCGTGGGTGAAGGGGAAGTCCCAGAAGCTCGACGGAGATTTCATCGTCGGCCTGGCGGTCGAGGTCGAGGTCCCCCGGAACGGATTTCATTACGCGAAGCTGGTGCGCAACCTCTCCATTCGACGCGCCGCGATTATGCAATGCATGAAGACTGCCGAGGCGGCTGCGGATCCCGGGGGCGAGCTCGCCGCCGTCCTGGACCAGGTGGACAAGGCCGTCCAGGACGCCATCCGCAGGTTGGATGACTCGACGGACGCGACGATGGCGGACCTCGCCGCGCGCGTCCTCGACGAGATCCAGGCGCGGCAGGACGGGAAGCCGGCCGCCGGCGCCGTCCCCTTCGGGTTCCGGGACCTGGACGACCTGACCGGGGGGCTGGGCGCCGGCGCCTTCGTCATCGTCGCCGGCCGGCCGAGCATGGGGAAGTCAACCCTGGCGTTCAACGTGCTTCACCGCGCGGGGCAATCGGGCAAGCGCGGCCTGATTCAGTCCTACGAGATGGACGCCGATTCGATCTTCGAGGCGATCCTGTGCGTCGACGCGCACGTGAGCCTCGAAGCCATGCGAAAGGGGAAGCTGGGCCGGGACCTCGTCGAGCGCGTTGTACTCGCCGCCGGCGCGTTGGCGGACTCGAACGCGTTCCACATCGTCCGGCCCAAGAATCCCGACGTGTCCGCCGCCATCGCCACGATCCGCGACTATCGCGAGCGGAAGGGGATCGACTTCGCGATCGTCGACTATCTCAACCTCCTCGAGTGCCGCGAGGCCCGCGGCCGGGGATTCGAGAATCGGCAATCGGAGGTGGCATCAATCTCCCGTCGGCTGAAGAATCTGGCGGCCGATCTTCGAATCCCGATCATCGCCGTCTGCCAGCTCAATCGGCAGTCCGAAGGCCGAGAGGACCGGAGGCCGCGCCTGTCCGATCTTCGCGAGTCAGGCTCGATCGAGCAGGACGCGGACCTCGTCCTCCTGCTCTACCGAGACGAGTATTACAACCGCGAGACCACGGCAAAGCACGTCTGCGAGGTCCACGTCGCGAAGCAACGGCGCGGCCGGACGGGGGTGGTCCGGCTGACAACCCTCCTCGACTTCTGCCGCTTCGAGAATTACGCCGCGCCCCCGGGACAGGAAACGCCGGCGGATTGGCGGGATCGGTAGGAGGCCGAGCATGACTTACAAGAATTCGCACCCGGTGCAGGGGTCGATCAGCAAGACGAAAGTTCGCCGAGCCGTCGAGGAGGTATTCGACGCGCGCGACCGGGCCGCCGCTGCCGAGGCTGCCCGCCGTCCCTGGGGGAAGCTGAAGGCGCTTGCTTCGCGTCTGCTACGCCGGGGGACGCGGAAATCGTGAGTGGTTCTATTGTCCGTTAGTGGCCTCGATCTTGAAGGAGACGACCATGGAATCCGAAACCGTAAGCCTCGGCCTCGACGATGCGCACGAACCCGCGATCGAGCGGCGCGTCCAGCTCTATGACGCGCCCTCGGGATCCCCCGGTCCCGTCAAGGCGGTCCTCGAGTACAACGTCCCCGGGGGCGTGGATGCCGGCGAGTGGCGCGCGCCCTCGGCTCTCGAATGGGAATACGAGATCGCGCACGGCGCCCCCGTGGGCACGCTGCGCGAGGTCACGCGGGAGCGCGGGTTGGTCTTCGTGAGGTTCTCGTCCGAACCGGGGACGGTCTTTTTTCGCGAGACGTGATGGGTCGCGGCGCGGCTCGGGCGGGGGCCTCCCCCGAGCCGCCCGCGATTCCTCGAGGTAGACCATGAGCGACGAAACGCGACGGAATTTGACGGCGCAGCAAGAGCGCTGCCTTGTGCGCCTGCTCGCCGGTGCCAGCATCGAGGCCGCGGCCCGGTCCGCGCGCGTCTCGCGGCAGACGGCCTCCGCCTGGGTCAATCATGTTCCCCTCTTCGCCGCCGAGCTGCACGCTCGCCAGACCGAGATCATGGCCCGCGCCGTCCGCCGCCTGGCCGCCGGACTCGACGGCGCCGCCCGTACCTTGGTCGCTCTCACGCGGCACCCGGATCCGGAGATCAAGCTCCGCGCCGTGTCGGAACTGTTCCGGACGTTCGGCAGGACCCGTGACAAGCAGGAGCTCGAGGAGCGCGTCGCGCACCTCGAGGCGCTGGGCGGAATGAGCAAACCGAAATCGAAACGCGCGTGAAGGGAGCGACCATGTCAGATTCGATGCTTCGCAGAATCTCGAAACTGGAAAAGGCCGCAGCCGAGACCGCCGACGCGGTCCGGTCTGCATCGACACCGAAGGGGCTGTCAGTGCGAGCCCGCCGGATCCAGTGCGAGAAGCACCTCCGCGACTTCATCGCCGATGCCTGGCGCTGGGTCGAGCCCGCGACATCCTACGTCCCCGGCTGGCACATCGACGCGATTTCGGAGCACCTCGAAGCCGTGACGGACGGGACGATCAAGAAACTCCTGGTAAACATTCCGCCCCGTCACATGAAGTCCCTACAAGTCGGCGTCTTCTGGCCCGCGTGGACCTGGACGACGAAGCCCCCCGTGCGCTGGCTTTTCGGCTCGTACTCGCAGGCCCTCACGATCCGGGATGCGCTGAAGACCCGGCGCCTGCTTGACTCGCCCTGGTACAGGGGGCTGTGGGGCGATGTCTTCAAACTCTCCGGCGACCAGAACATGAAGTCGCGGTACGACAACGACCAGGGAGGCTACAGGATCGCCACGGCCTGCGGGGGCGGGACGGGGGAGGGCGGGGACGTGCTGGTGATCGACGACCCGCACAACATCCGCGAGGCGGAATCGGAGACAGTTCGGGAAGGCGTCCTTGGTTGGTTTGACCAAGTTTGGGTGACGCGACGCAACGATCCCAAGGAATCGTCAATGGTGATCGTGATGCAGCGTCTCCACCAGAAGGACTTGTCCGGTCACGTCCTCGAGTTGGGCGGCTGGGAGCACCTCTGTCTGCCTGCCGAGTACGACGGCCGCCGATCGGTGACAGTCCTTCGCGACGCCGAGACCCGGACGGAAGAGGGCGCCCTCCTCTGGCCGGAGCGGTTCGGCGCGAAGGAGATCGAGGAACTGAAAAAGCCGCTCGGCCTCTACGGCGCCGCGGGGCAACTCCAGCAACGGCCGGCCCCCCGCGGGGGCGGGATGTTCAAGCGCAACGCCTTCGAGATCGTCGAGCGGGCGCCGGCAGAGATCGCCGCGTCCTGCCGCGCGTGGGACCTCGCCGCATCCCTGAAGGGCAAGCGGACAGCCGGCGTGAAGTGGCTTCGCGACGACAAGGGGACCCTCTTCATCGCCCACGTCGTCAAGGGCAAGTGGCAACCGACAGAGCGCGACCAGGTCATCCACCAGATGGCGATCGAGGATGGGCGAGGCGTGCCCGTCCTCGTCGAGCAGGAACCCGGGAGCGGCGGCATTGCCCAGATCGCCGCGATCACGCGTATGCTCGAAGGCTGGGCCGTCCACCCGATCGCGGCGACGGGAGACAAGGTGATCCGGGCCGACGCGATGGCCAGTCAGGCGGGCATCGGCAGAATCAAGATCGTGCGGGGCGAGTGGAACGCCGAGTTCCTCGACGAACTAGAGGTCTTCCCGCATGGCGAGTACCTGGACCAGGTGGACGCCGCGGCGCACGGATTCAACTGGATCACTCAATACGCGGTCCCCGTCGTCACCGGCCCCTCGAACGCCGGGCAGAGTCCGCGGTTATTCGCGCTTCAACATCGGCGGATCTTTTAGGTGGAAGCCATGACGTCCAAGCGCATCCGCCGAAACGTCTTGCTCGCGAGACTCGCCTCCGCCCGCGCGCGTGAAGAGGCGCCGCCCGTCGAGGATCTCGGCCTGTGGAAAAAGGGGCGCGGAGTGCTGGCCGCCGTGCTGATGGAGGTGGGGCGAGAACAGGAAAACGCGCCGTCCGGACTTTCCGAGCGGGCGATGTAGGGTTTCTTTTTCGAGGGTAGGACCATGAGCGTCACCGTCACGGCCAAGGGCAATCGGACGGTCTACCAGGTCATCAACGCCAAGGGGGCGCAAGTGGCCGAGTTCGCCACGATGGGCGAGGCGCAGGAGCTGGACGAGATCCTGAAGAAGATCGGCGGCGACCTCTCCCTCGGCGACGTCCGCGCCCTGAAGGGCGCCGCGGCGATGAACAAGGCGCAGGGGCGCCCGCCGCTGGACCTCTCGGCGATGCGGAAGGTCGTCGGGAAGCGGTCGCCCGAGGACCTCGCCACGCGCGGCACCAAGGCCATGCGGACGGCGCAGGGCCGCCCGGCCGAGGAGCTGACCGCCAAGAAGTAGACCGCCGGCCGGAGCCGGCGATTTCGGAACCCGTTTTCTTGGGAGGCCGTGACATGACGACGAAGACGAAGACGATCGAGGCGCCGGTCGAGAACTTGGAGCCGAAGCCGGCGAAGCTGGACGCGGAGATCGGGGAGATGCGGATCGTCGCTCACGATATCGTGGTCTACTCCGGCGGATCCGAGTGCGCGTCCTCCTCGCACACTCCCGCCTTCGCGATCGAACGGATGACTGCGAGCGGTTTCGTGCGCGTCGTCGGCGACGAGCTGGGGGCGATCCTGAAGAACCGCCCGGCCTGGCTCACGTCCGCCCTGAGGAAGGGGGCGCGCCGCGAGTGGGAGATCCTCGATTCCGAGCCGCCGACGAGGGAGGGGCTGGTCAGGTTCGGCGACAAGACCTGGTGATGATCCTTTCTCCGCCTTCCGTGCGCCGGACACCCGCGCACGGATCGGGCCGGGGGACCACCGCGGGCCTGTAGTCCGCGCCTCGGCTCGGCCGGCCGGCTGGGTTGGTGAGGAGCCCATCGCCTCGCCACCCGGCCGGCCTTGCGGAGGTCGAAGAATCGGCGCGCGTCCTCTGGGCGAGGCGCGCGCCAGCCGGCGCGGGGGCGGGCCTTCCCACTCGCCCCCCGCCGGCCTGCGGGGGCGACGTTCGCGAGTGATACTAACTGAGGTTAGTGCGGCCGTGTGACACGGAGACGAGGCGCGACCATGAACGAAACCTCGAAGGCCCTGGCGATGCGCCGACGTCGCGGAGACTTCGCCCGCTACCTCCACGGCAAGGGCATCGACATCGGCGCCGGCCCGGACCCCCTGCGCGTGCCGCGCGGGAGCGTGACGCGATGGGACACGGCGCAGGGCGACGCCCAGTACATGGCCGGCATCGCGGACGAGTCCTTCGACTTCGTCTACAGCTCGCATTGCCTGGAGCATCTCCGCTCCGTCCAGGAGGCCTCGCGGAACTGGGCGCGCATCCTGCGCCCGGGCGGGTACCTGTACCTGGTCGTGCCTGACTTCGAGCTGTACGAAAAGCGCGCCTGGCCTCCGCGCTTCAACCAGACGCACCGGCATACGTTCTCCCTGGAGTTCACGCGCGAGCACGTCGGGCGCTCGAACCACTGGCACGTCTACGAGGACCTCGCCCCCGTGGTGGGCCGGCTCGGCATTCGCATCCTCGCCCGCATCCTGGAAGCCGACGGGTACGATTACGCCGAAGCGTGGAACGTGGACCAGACGAGGCGCCCGGCGACGCTCGCCCAAATCTGTGTGATCGGGATCAAGCGGAAGGAGGCGAAGCCGTGAAGAGAATCCTTTTCGCGTGCGGTCAAGGTGGCATCGGTGACGCCCTGTGTGGTGTGACCGTCCTTCGGGCGCTTCGCCGCCTGAATCTCGGGAGCGAGTTCGGCTACGTCTCCTACTATCCCGAGGTCTGCCCTTCCTGGGCGCGCGCGTACTCGATCGTGGACGTCGGGGGTGGTGCGAACAACGGGGCGTTCGCCGCCGCGGCGCCCAAGGCGCGAGGGGATTGGCTCAAACGTCTCGACGGGTTCGCGGGATTGTCCGCCCCTCGAGCCGTCATCACCGGAGGGAACGACCGCCGCTTCATTCGTCACGTCCCGCCCCCTCCCCCGGGATACGACCAGGTCATCTCCTCGACGATTTGGGATGCGGAGTACACCGAGACCGGCTGGCGCGTCGGTTGGGTTCCGCTCCCGATATTTCTCGGCCGCGTCCCCGGCCTCGGCATCGAGGTCACGGCGGAGGATTGCCACGACGTCTTGGAGATCACGGACGAGGACCGCGCCCGCGCCGCGGAGATCGCCGGCGAGGAACCCTACGCCGTCACCATGTCCGGGCCCGGCCGGAGCGCCTACTGGGTCTGGCCTCCCGAAACGCGCGCGCCCGTCATCGCCTACTTGCGCGGGCGGGGTCTCCGCGTGTTCGGCTTGGCCGCCAAGGGTACCGCCCCGCTTGATGGGACGATCCCCTGTCACGGCCTGCCCGTTCGCGTCTCCGCGGCTTTGATCGAGGGGGCGCGCGTGTACGTCGGCATGGACAGCGGGCCGAGTTGGTTCGCCGTCCTCTGCACTTCGACGCCCTCCGTCATCGTGACGCGGAAAGAGATGGCCCGGGCGGGGGAGTTCAACCTGTTTGGCGACGCGCGCGTCTGGAACATCACGAACGACCGGCCGGACAGTGAGCGGATCGCCTTGGTAGAGCAAATCCTCGCGGAGTAGGCGTGACGGGCGGATGGGTTGTATCCGGGGCGGAGGGGGTTTGGGGTTGGTGATGTCATGGAAAAGGGAATCGACGTGACGACGATCCCCGAGATCCTCGCCGCCGAGGATGTCGCCCGGCTGTTCCACGTCTCCCTGTCCGAGTCGAGGCGCTTGATCGCCGGGGGGCGCCTCGGCCGTCACTTCAAGCTCGGCCGCCGGCACTTCGTCCAGCGGGCCGCGTTCTTCGAGGCCCTGGCCGCCATGGAGACGCCGGCGCACCCCGCGTGCGGGGGCCTCCTCCGCCGGCGCCTTGTTCGCGCGTCCACCCCCGGGTCCGGAGCGGAAATACACACTTCCGATATGAGGAAGGCCGCGAATTCGTGAAGAATTCCGCGCGTCTTCCTTGACTCTGCGTGACTCTACGGATAACGTATTACACAATGAGCGCAATGAAGAGAGCAAAGGCCGGCCGGAAGTCGATCACGGGAGGGAGCGGGGCAAGCCCCGTCCTCCTGGTGCGCGTTCCTGCCGTCCTGTTGCGCGCCCTGAAGGCCCGGGCCGCCCGCGAGGGCGTGACCGTCTCCGACGTCGTCCGCACGTTGCTGGAGAAGGGACTCGCCAAGGAAAGGTGATGACGTGGATCCCGCGCCCGACAGCGCCCCGGAAGCACGCCCCCGCAAGACCCGCCGCGACTTCGGGCAGATCGAGCACCCCGCCCCCGATCGCGTCAACGCCCTCTTCTGGTGGGAAGGCCGCCGGTTCCGGCGCGCCTGTCCCGACGCGAAGGATGCCGGGAAGAAGCTGTCCGCGGCGCAGTACGCCCTCGAGCACGGCCGCCCCGTCGCCGAGGTCTTGGCGTCCGTCTTCGGGGATCCCGGGGGGGCCCGGTCGAGCTTCGCGGAGATCACGGACGAGTACCTCGCGCACGCCGAGACGGCCGGGACCCTGAAGCCGTCCACCCTCTCCGGGGCGGAGCGCCTTTACAGCCTCCTCAAGGCAACCGCGCCCTGGGCGGGGAAGAGGATCGGCAAGGTCTCGCGCGTGGACGTCACCGACTGGATGTCCGGCCGCATCAAGAACGACGGCACCAGCGTTGCGACCGCAAACCGCTACCTTTCGGCCTGTTCCACCGTCTTCCGGTTCGCCGTGTCCCGGGGGTGGGCGACTGAAAACCCCTGCCGCATGATCCCGCGGTACTCCGAGGCCGGCCGCGAGAAGGGGCTATGTCTGACCCCCGACCAGTCCCGGAAGCTCCTCGCCGCCGCCCCGGACGATCACTTCCGCTTCTTCCTCCTGGCCGCCCTCGAGACGGGCGCCCGCCGGGGGGAGCTCCTCGCCCTCCGCTGGCGCAACGTGAACCTCCCGGCCGGCGTCATCACGTTCGAGGCCGGGACCACGAAGTCTCGGCACCGGCGGGACGTTCCCCTGACCCCGGCCCTGTCGAAGGCCCTGACCGACGCCATGCCGAAGGACCCCATCCTTGACGGCGCGGTGTTCACTCGGAAGGACGGCCGGCCGCTCTCCGTGGGGGTCATCCGGTCCCGATTCGCCCGGACGCTGGATAACTGCCGGGAGGGCAAGAACACGCTGCCGGGGGAGATCCTCGACGAGCTGCGCTTCCACGACACGCGGCACACCGGGACATCCTACTGGTTGTCTACGACGGGGGACGTTTTCAGGACGGCGCGGATCGTGGGGCACGGGTCAACGGACATGATCATGGCCCGCTACGGTCACGTCCTGGCGTCCGACCTCCAGAAGGCGGCCCGGGCCCGGGGGAGGGCGATCAAGTTGACGATGGACGCCCCCGCCGGCACGGTCGCGGGGGTCCTGGACACCCCGCCGAACACCCCAAAACTCAAGGCCTCTTCATAAGTGCAAGCATGGTAAGCACTAATACAGGAAAACAGCGGTTTCCTAAACCGCAGGCCGGCAGTTCAAGTCTGCCCGGGCCTACACCCGTTTTTCCCTGTAAGATCGCGTCCCGCCAAGGACTTGCGCGAATTTCTTACGCGCACTTACGACCAGCCGCCCCGCCTTACGCGCATACACGCGCACCCCGCTTAACACCCCGTCTAACACCCCTGACGTATTACACAATAGACGCGTCTCCATTTCCCGGACGTCCTGAGCATCCAACCCCCGCCGCCGATGCGTTCCTGAGCAATCCTGGCGCAACGGCGGGGCATTCACGCACGGTTGGTGCTCTGAGACCTCCCGCGCGAAGTGCGTTTTTCTTGTTATGGAGAGGTTCCAGCCAAACGCAAGGGCGGGGCATCCTTGAAGGCGAGGTGCTCCGGGACCTCCCGAGCGTCGAGGGTAGGACGCGGCACGGTGATTCTGAGGTCCCAGCCCCCTCCTGGCGGACGGCCTACGGAAGACGCGGGGTGTGGATAGACACGCACCCCCGCGCGAGGGCCTCGTAAACAGCATCTAAACGGCCGAACGGAGCACGGTTTCTGACCAGTCCTGGACCATGAGGAGAACGCCATGACGCCCGAAGAAGAGGCGCGCGCCGATTCCTGCAAGTGCGAAGCCTGCGCGATGCGCCGGGCGATGGAGGAGCAGGGGCGGGAACTGGATCGCGTCGTCAAGGAGCGCGACGAGGCGCGCGCTTGGCGGATACGGATGACGGACAGGGCCTCGCGCGTCATGGGCTTCGCCGAACGGGAATCCCGGCGCGTGGGCCGGCATGAAGTGGGCGACGCCGCCCTCCTCCTGGGCATCCTCGCCGAGCGCGACGGGCCGGCAGCCGAGGCGATCCGGGCGGCCGGGGTGGACGTCGCGCGCCTGCGCCGGGAGGTCGAGCAACGGGTCGTGGAGGGCCCGACGACATGAGCGTCCGGCGCCAGAAGCCCGCCGCCCTCGTCGCGGAGATCGCGGCGCGGCCCGACGGGCGCACAGAAACGGACTGGACGGAGGCCGCCGTCGAGATCGGGACGCGATCCGTACTCGAGGACGCGCGCCGGGACGTCGAGCGGTTGGAGCGGGAGCGGAACGACCTGGCGCGCCGGCTCGCCGAGGCCCTCGGGGAGATCCGGCGGCTGAAACACGAACCTGTGGCACCCTTGGCGGAGGGGCGGACGCGGACGATGTGACAACGCGACCCGGGCCGACACCCGGGCGGAACGAATCCCGTAGCAGCCCCGCGGGGGCGCGAATCGCTGGTGTCGGCCGGCGGTGGACGTCCTCGCGGGGTCTTTTTATCGGAGGAGGGGAACGTGGCCGAGACGAGGCGCGAATGCATCGAGTGTGGCGAGCCGGTGAAGTACGGGGCGGAGACGCCTGCCGGCTGGACGTGCTCGCGTTGTCTTGTCGCCGCGGCGCTGGTGCGCGTGTTCGGCCCGAACCCGAGCCGCACCGGGCGCGCCGTGCGGGTTGTCGCTGCGGGGGTTCACACGGAGGTGGACGGTGAATAACGGCCTTGCGAGGATCGGCTGGCGGGGCATCGCCTACGTGCCGCGCATCAAGCACGCGGTCCCGGTGCCCATCACGCCAGAGATCCCGCGCCGGAAGATCGCGATATACCTGAACGCCTGGTTGTCCGAACTCTCACACTGGACGCGAAAGGCGTACCAAGAGGATCTTGTTTTCTTCGTGCGGCACTGGCGCCATACCGACGACGTCCTCGGATCGCTCGAAGAATTGATCCGGGGCGGCCCCGCGATCGCGACGGAGAAGGTCCTGGCCTTCCGCGCGTTCCTGCTGGAGCACACATGCGCCCGATCGACCGTCAACCGTCGGGCCTCGTCGATTATCAGCTTCCTGCGCTTCTGCCTCCGCGCCCAGGCGATTACGTGGGCGGTTCACGTCCGGTACCTGAAGACGCCGCGCCCGCAGAATGTGGACGGCCCCCCGCCCGACAAGATCCAGGAGGTGCTCGACTGCATCCGCGGGACGGGACTACAGGCGAAGCGCGACCGGCTGATAATCCTTCTCTGCTTCGTGCTGATGCTGCGCCGCGGGAGCGTCGAGGGTCTCCGCCTGGAGGACATCGACGAGAAGCAAGGGCGGATTTCCGTCATGCTGAAGGGGCGGCCCGGCGAGCGCACGGTCAAGACCCTTCCGGCGATCGTGCGCGAGGCCCTGCGCGACTACCTCGCCGCCCGGATGAATCCCAAGACCGGCCCCCTCTTCGTCGGTCTCCGTGGAAAGGTGGGGCCCGGCTCCGCCCTGTCGAGCTGGCAGATATTCCGCGTGGTGCGGGCGCGCGGAGAGGCGGCCGGGATCAAGGGGCTGCATCCCCACAGCCTCCGGCATAGCGGCGCGACAGCCTTGGCCCGATTGAGCGGCAACGTGGAGATCCTGCGGACGGCCGGGAACTGGTCGAACTACAACACTCCGGCAAGATATGTTTCGGAATCCTCGGGGATGCAGCTCGAGGCCGCCCGCATCCTGGAAGGAAGCCTGAAACGGCCAGACAGGAGGACCCCATGAAGACGCTCGCGACGCTACTGGTCCTGTTGATCCCGTCATGGGCCATCGCCCAGGCCGCCGACGAGAAGGCGGCCGAGCTCGCCAAGCCCCTGCGGACGGTCTACGTGACGGACACCCTGGCCGCCCAGGAGCGTTACCGGGCGGTCCTGGAGGCGGAACTTGACCGCGCCACCCGGGCCGGGAACCTCGATGCTGTCCAGGCCATCAAGGCGGAGGCGGAGACCTGCGCCGCCGACGAGGGGCAGGCGAAAAGCCCCGCGCACCTCCTGGCCATCAAGAGGTTCACGG